TCTAAATACTTATGGCATAGAAAAACCCCGCCGAAGCGGGGTATCATTTCCGTGTAAGATATCGATTTTTATAGCAAATTCAAAATTTTCGCCTTGCGATAGTACACGTTGCTATTGGCGCTCAAGGTGGTGAACGGATTAGCGATCATGCCGTATCTCGTTTTGAAACCTATCGCCGGCTGGAAAGTATCTACTGAAGTAGCGCGAACCATCTGGAGCGGAACGTATGGGCAATAGAACAGACCTGCGTCGTATGCGCTTGCGCCCTTGTAACCGACGACATAACCGTCAGTACCGAGGTATGGGTCGATGTAGACCTTGAAGCGTCCAACGCGCCCGGCGAGCGTAACACCAGTCTCGTCTACGTCTAAAGAGATGTCACTCTGCAGAGCAGGAGCGTAGTTCAGTACGCCAGCCATCGCGAGTGCAGAAGCAACGTCGGCGGTGGTGACAACGATGTTACCCTTGCCGCGACGGGTGTTCTTAGCGATAGCGTTCGCATCGCGCTCGATAGCGAAGAGCAAGCCCTTGACGCGCTCTAGGAACCAGCGTCCATCTGCATCGTTAGCGAGATCGAACGTGCCGGGGGTGCCAGCGAACTGCGCGCCGACTTCAGACACTGCGTAGATGGTGCGGACGACTTCGCGGTTAATCTCAGCGATAATCTCAGTGCTGAGGATGTTGCTGAGTTCGTTCTCAGCGTCGAGACCATGGATGGCGCGAAGATCTTGTGCGAGCTCCAAGCTGTAGTCAGCGCGGAGTTGGCGAGTCTTAGCGGTCACGCTAGTCTTCTCGATGGTCATAGACATGCTGTTCCATGCGTCCACTTCGCCAGCGGCAGTGGCTTTACCAACGCCTGTGGTGAATGTGACATCCCAAGGATCGTCACCAACGTGAGCAGGCGACGCGGCACCCGACTTATTCGTATTGGCTTCGTTATGGAGGGCTTCTCCAGTTGTGCTAGGCGCTGCTGGATTGTCATAACCAACGACATCAGCATATTTCGAACGCATGGCGAACACGAGTCCAGTAGGGCCGGTCATTGGCTGCACGCCGCACACATCATAAGCGATCAGCTTAGGAGCGAGACGACGGACGAGATTGATCAGAATTGGGTCCCAGTTCTGGATGTTGCCTGTGGTGGTTTGAGCAGCTTCTTGCAAGAACTTCTCTTGGTTTTCCAAGAGTTGGGCTGTTACTCTGGTGCGATAAACGTCAGAGATCTTTGCAACCTTTTCATTCTCTAGAAGCGGCTGCCATTTTTCAGTCAGTGCAGTAATCATTGTTTTTGTCTCCTTTCGTGAAACTTGTTTTACAGTCTTTCGAGATAAGCCTTCATTCGATCGTTCTGAGGCACTCTGGTTTCAGTGATAACAGTCTTGCCTTCTGTGATTGCTGGCTTAGCAATGGCATCAGAAGTGGACTTATCTGAAGAAGTGATCTCTTGAACCATCAGCGTAACGCCCGCCTCATATGCTTCGAGGGAAGGGAAGTTGGCTTTTTCGACCAATCGAAGCAGTCTTTCTTTTTGCGTGTCTGCAAGATTTACAGTAACGCGCTCGAATACATTTCTACGGTTCTCTGTATCGACGTATTCACTATACGAATCGATTTGACGCTTCAACGTTCTGTGCTCTTCGAATAGAGTGTTGTAGGCAGTCTTGCTCTCTTCGAGTTTGGCTTCTAGGCTAATGTTAGCTGGCTCATCGCTGAGTGTGAAGTAGTTGGCTTCAAAAGCTTCACGGATATTGCGCAGGACATTCGACATACGAGCGTATTCAACTGTCTCAACCAATCTATCTTTCTGCTCTTGGACAAACTTTTCAATCACATATTCGCAGTAGTCATCAACCTTCTTAGTCATCTCTTCTACGACATATTCTGCATAGGCTTCAGCCTTCTCAGAAATCTCGTCGATTTGTGACTTGCAATGTTCTGAATACTCTTCTGCCTGCTCATAGACATATTGTCCATAAGCGTTGGCTTTCTCTGTGATCTCGTTCGTCTCTTCTTCAACTCTCTGAGCGACTGCGGCTTCAATACTAGCTGTGAGCTTGGTTACAAACTCTTCTGTGATCTCGACACCCGGTAAAAGTGTTTTGAGTTGTTCAGCGATATTCATGTGCAGTATACTCCTTTGTTTTTCATTTGGTAGACTTATTAAGTCTAATCAGTATGACTCATTTTTCTCATAACAGTTATCACATCATTATTCACTTACTTCGTATGAAGTCCATTCCTTGTCCATGGTGTCGCATGTTGAAAGGAGTGCTCACATTCAAATCATATCATTATTTAGTTCGTTTTAAATCAACCTGAGAATCTGGTTAAAGACCTTCAACAATCCAGCTTCATCCAACTGGCGCTTAGCGGAGGCACTGTTAATGATATTCTTGATTTCAGATTCCTTTTCTATCAACCTTCCATTAGAGAATGCCCACTCCTTGTTTTCCATAACAGCGTTGACAAAGCAGTTAGGTCCAGATGGATCGCTTACGATGTCAGCAGGAGTGATCAAATAGTAGTCTTCACAGACTATATTGACTCCGTTCTCTTCTTTCAGGCTCCCCAATCCACGAGAAGATACACCAAACTTAACCTTCTCATCCATCAGATTCTTTACTATCTTCCCAAATGGAGTGTCGATAATCTTAGCCTTGCCTATCCAATTGTTACCATCTTCCGTTAGAGATACAATTTTATGGCTAACTCTATCGAGGTTGATTGTCGGTGAATCAGGATGTCCAAGTTCACCGACACTCTGGTGATCTGTAATCTTTTCTTTGATATATCTAGATGCCTCTTTGGCAAGAACCTTCTTAGGATACAACCTGCGATTGTGGTTCTTGATTTCTGACTGCAAGAAAGGACCATTGATCCAGTAGGCTCTCTCTTTTGTTGATTCATTCAACACGATTTCTTCTACAACTGTGTCAAACTCATCAAGATTTCTTTCAATCAATAGTCTCATAGTTGCATTCCTTCTTAGTATCCAGCCATCTCTCTCTTCTTGAGAGCTGCGTTCCTACGCTTGGTCGCTTTGACTTGGGTAATTGCTCGCTTGCGGGCGCCGGAAATTTGTCCTCTCGCAATGTTCCTCTTTGCTTGAGCCGACAGTCTGACATACCCGCCGTCAACGATCTTGAAACCGGGGCGAGGAGGAAGCTTGAGTTGCTTCTTAATATCGTTTGAATCGGCTGAGGTATGGCGGAAGGTGACGATCTTAGTCACCTCATCTAATGGTTTGACTTGTTCGAACGGCATGACGCTGGAAACGAATTGATTAAACTTGCCTATCAGACTTGGGTGTGTTGACTCATTCATGTCATCGTCTGACTCATCGTCATCGTCTGACTCATCGTCTGTCTCGTCGTCATCGTCTGACTCATCGTCATCGTCTGTCTCGTCGTCGCACTCAGAATCGTCTTCTTCCTTCATAGACTTCTTCGACTCTTCAAGTTCTTGATGTCCAGTAAACTCGACGACTTTCTCTGGGTTCAATTCGATTGCGAAATGGACTTCGGTTCTGCCCTCGCCACCCTCTAGGTCAGTTGGGCTTTCTGATGTCACTGGCAATGCGATTTGGCTTTCATCATATGTTGCAACATCTTCGCAACCATCGAGGTAATCAGCAAAGCCATCTGCTGATTCACCCTCGGGAACAATGACTCCCAGCAGTCCTTGATCATAGATAAAACTGTGTCCACCATAAGACTTAGCCGCAGCCTGTAGAGAAGACACCATCCTCATTTCTGGATCGTCCTGTTCTACAATTTGTCTTACGATATCTTTCTGGTGTTTATGATACACTTCTAGTAGACGATTTCTAAAAAACTCTTGAAACTTCATGGCGTCGCCTTGTTCTAGACTCTCCGCCACCTGTGATCTGAAAGTGATCAATCTTGCCATTGTGATTACTCCTGTTTATTTGTGATATACAATTCGTCATTGAGATGGCGTTTCTGCGAGCTGAATGGGCTCTGATGCCTCAGTCTCAGTTTCAGTATCTTGTGGTTCTCCCTCGGGCGCCCCCGTTCCAGTGTCACCAGGCTCAGGTTCCTCCGGCGGATTTAAAATCTTTGCATCTTTGGATGCTGCCGCCAATAAGTCATCAACTTCCTGTTTGTCAGTCATCTTCATTACATTCCTAAGAGCCCATTCTCTATCAAAATACTTACCGACCAACTGATCTATGGCTACCATAGATTCTATCTTTGAATTGAGGACCTCAGACTCCTTCCATTGAACAAAGTTATTATCTTCAGCATAGACCCAAACAATAGATCTCTTAATGGCTTCCCAATCAGATTCAGTTATGATGTTTTTTAGTATGAGCTGCGTTCTAAGTAAGTCTTCAAATATCATCACAAAACGATTACGGAGCCTATCTAAAAACTTTTTAAATCGATATTCATCTCTCGATATCTCTGAAGTCCTACCAAAAGTAAAAGAGGATGCCTCGTCTTTGAAACGAGATGCTGGAATATTAGACGCGTCTAAAAACTTCTTCCTAAAAAGCTCAACATCATCTATGGTACCAAGATTAGATGCCCCAGGCAATGACTGTATCTCAGTTCCCTTTCCGTCCTCTCTTCTAGGCAACCAGTAGTCTTCGACCATGCTCATCACGTTCTTTCGATCAACAACTGTACCTGTACTTGAATCATAGACGAGTTTGTTCTTAAACCTACTCATCAATTCCTTGATGTACTGTTCGGCTTTAGGTTTGCTCAAGTTACCAGTGCTGATGTAGAATGCTCGTCTCTCAGGACTTCTCACGACCCTATAGATCAGCAATGCTTCTTCCATCATCTTCATATTATTGTATGGCACAACCATTTTCCACAGATTACTGAGTGCAGTCCCTTTGGCATAATCGTATATGCCTGAATCGCAATAAGCCATAGCGTCTTTAGATATAATCATATAACGGGCAGTTCTGTTGTCGGAAAATACATCCCCAACATCAGAAAAGACGTAGTATGTTTTCGTCTTATTGAGGTCGTACACCCCATCAGAATTTGGCTGTGGATACTCGACAATTCTCCTTATCTTTAATGGATCGATTCGAATAATTTTTTGAATTCCATCCTTGAGCTTATCTGCATTAACAATCTTATGTAAGAAAATGCGCCCGTCGATGTACCACCTATCAAAATATTCTAAACCTTTTCTCTGAAAATCAAGTATCTCATATAGTATATCGTATTCAGCCTTAATCTTCTTGAGTGTTGCTTTGCTCAACAGTTTTTGTTCGTTAGTCTCATCAAATGACAAATCAATAGCTTTTTTATCAGGAACATCGAATATAAAAATCTCGTTTCTAATTTCATTGAGAATTTTATCAACGTCACTTGTTAGAGCCAAAGTTCGATAAGTTTTTATCTGTTCAACTTCACTCACTGGAAGTTGATACGTGTTTGATGTCAAACTCATGATACCGCCATAAGGACCTATGACCTCAGTCGATCCGTCCTCATGGTCGATATCTATTGCTTCGAGGTTACTTTTGGGCGTATCTGATTTAAGGTTAAACCCAAAAGTCCTCGATATCATCTCAAATAAGTTCATAATGTGAGCCCAGTATTAATCAGAATCAGTACTATCGGAAATCCAATAGTTCACCGCAAATGTTACTGAAAACTCTTCGACGGTGTTGTTGGAGTCATACGCGAGGGCGATGTCACCAACATTGGTCGGGAAGATTTTTCTGAACTTGTAGGTGTTCATTGGCTTCTCGTTTCTGTCGAGCTGTTGGACTTCTCCATCAGCCATATAGGTTGAATCTTCTTGAAAGTCTGTAACATTCGAGAAGTTTTTCAACATATTGTTAGACCATGCTTCAAAGAACTTTCTCAAATCAAAGTCTGTTCTATTGTAAATGGTAACATTCCAGTCATCAAATGTTCTATCACCTGAAAGCTTTACTGCTCTACCCATGTATGCGACTTCTGCAATTCCCATAACACTACCTGGAATGGAAGTTGCTCGGCAAAGATACTGAATAGTTACTGGAACCGTAGGTACCCCAGGAGCTCCGAGTCCTGTGATGTTGACAAGATAACGGTTGGGGCGAGCGCCACCGTCAAACTGTCCTAGGAATGAATTTACGTCTGAATATGCCATTGCGTTTCTCCTTTATTGTTTAATGTTTCATTGTTTACTTACACAACGCCAACAACTTCAGAGAATTCAACGCCAGTACGCACTGCAACAAAGTTCAATGTAATGAAGTTAATGCTACGAGCTGGCTTGACAAAGATGCTTGCCACAAACTCAGCGCGATCGATGACTTCAGGTGTGTTGTTTGTTTCATCGCAAATAACCTTGTAGTCATAGATACCGCGTCTTGCTTTCACCATACGGAGGTATGGTTCAACAGCACCTACGAACTGAGCGCGTGTGAACGCATCATTGAACTCAAACAAATGGAACTTGGCAGACCTACCAATGCTCTTTTCGAGAGTAATGAATAGGCGGCGAACGTTGATGTAACTGAATGCACTGTTCTTCGTTAGCATAGTTCTATCACCATAAAGGAATGTTCCTTCTCCGGTGAAGCTCACCACGCTATTGATGTTGGCTTTGTAGAGATCATCACGGCTTGCTTTGTTAGGATTAAATGCAAGGCTTACGACGTTCTTGATCATACCACGGTTAAGACCAGCAGGACTCCACCACGCATCGTAGTCTGTCTCTGTCTGAGCGCAAAGACCAGCGATGTCGGCATTGAGAGGCACCCAACGGTACTTGTCGTTGATAACGTCATACTGCAACTTCCAACCGCTGTCGCACACCGCGAAGCTGGTGTTGCGGTTGATGCCATAGACTGGATCAGTGACGAAGCTTCTTACTGCTCTCGTTGCCATTGTCTGTTCGCGGTTCAAGACATCTACTAGGTTAGGACTGAAGAATACCATGCAGTCCCTACGATACTCAGCGATGTTGTCGATGACATGGCGAATGACATTCTTGCTTGTCGCGCTTCCACCAGCGTTGCCTACGAACAGCAAGCTAACGTCCACTTCTTCTGCGTTCTTGAACATATCCCATCCGGCGATAATCTCGCTTGCGTCGGCGCGATTGCCATCAGCACCGCCACCGAGGACCTTGCTAAAGCCGCCTTCAGATACGTTGTTCAGGCTGTAGAACGTGCGAGGAACGCCAGTGGTTGACGCACATGGAAGACCCCAATTCGTCGAAGCTGGGTCATCAGATGCGAGGACTGCGGTTGCGGTTGCGCCCGAACCACCAGGGGTTACAACTACCATAGGATTACCGTAGTTAGTTCCGCCATTAGTCACTTCATAACCGATGATCTGTCCTTCGGAACTGGTACCTGCCTCACCAATGATCGCAGCAACAACCGCGCCCGAACCACCAGGGGTTATTGCGACAGTAGGAGCAGACTCATAGCCTGCGCCAGCAGTGGTGTTGGTGATCGAAGCGATCTTGCCAGCGTTAAGACCAGTGCCAATGACTGCGGTAGCGGTTGCAGGAGTCGATGGGTTGCCACCAGAGAGAGCGACAATAGCGGTGCCATAGCCAGCGCCTTGGAGGTTCACAGTGTAAGAGGCAATCGCCTTACCTACCACGATAGTGAACAGAGCGCCTGTACCACCAGAGGGGGTGACAGTGCTTGTTACGTTGGTTGTCGATCCAGCAGTCGCGTAGCCATTGCCGTGGGCGACAGTACCGGTTAAGATCGCGCCGCTGCCGTCGACAGTCGAGACGGTGTAGGTCGATGTACCAGAACCGATGGTTAGAACGTCACCGATAGAGTAGCCTGAACCAGGATTAGTTAGTGTGACGGTCTTTGTGGTGCCCGTTGCGGCGAGGACTGCGGTTGCGGTTGCGCCCGAACCACCATCAACGATTGCGACATTGGCTGTATAGTAGTTTTTGCCAACGTTAACTGGGATTACAGAAGTGATGACTCCACCAGATTTAACGGCAGTCGCTGTTGCATCTTCTCCACTATCGGTGATGGTCACATAAACGGGTGAGTTATAACCACTACCGCGATTAGTTACTGCAATACCAGTGATTGCGCCATTTGCGTCGATAGAAGCGATTGCAGATGCGCCAACGCCATTACCTTGCTCTGGTGGAGGGAGGAGAAGGAATCGAACCTTCATCATCTCGGTCACAGCGAGACGCTCTACCATTGAGCTAACCACCCCATATGCTGGTGCCGAAGGAGGGACTCGAACCCTCACGGGCTTTCGCCCACCAGCCCCTCAAGCTGGCGCATATACCCAATTTCGCCACTTCGGCAGTATTCGTTATACTTATATCCCAAAAAATGCAAGAACGTCTTTCCACGTCCCGCAAACTAAGGGCTTTTGGAATCCATTCTCCTTGCCCCACACTTCAGACTGCCCACGCCTGTTCGCATGACCGCAGCGTGGAACGATAGTGTAGACAGTCTCATGCGTCTTGAGATCAGCGAATCGGATGTCGTCGTACAGGATGCCGTTCATCGGGCAGTTGTTCTTGAACCAGACATACATCGTATCTTGGTTAATCTTAGGGCTCTTCGCCAATCGCTTGACCTTCGGCGCTAATGCGTTGGTCTTGCCTAGGAGTGAGGTATCTCGACAGAACCAGTCGTACCATCCCGCGAGAACTTGGACTTCTCGATCACGGCTGTTATAGCAGCCATCGTTGTGGTTCTCGATCCATTGGCGTAACGGGGTGCGGTAGTCACTCATTGCTAGTTCCTCATCAAAGGTAATGTTGTCTACTCACCTTCGACCAGCTCGATGATCTCATCGACAGCGTCTTCGATGGTGTACCTGCGGGAAGCAGCGAACTCAAGCACTTGTTGGATATCCGCAGCCGTCTCGTCGGACATGCCTTGCTCGTTCTCGTAAATCTTGTAGAACGCTAGAGAAGAAATTAGTGAGGAAAACAAAGCAGTAGCAAAAGATATTTGGTTAGATTAATCATACTGTTATGAAACCGAGAATAAGTAGAAAAGGACAAATTGTTTTGCGAAATCCAAAATTAGCAAAAGCTGTAATGAAATGTATTCACAAAGCTTTAATGGGTTGACGACCTTTAATGATGGAGATCTTGATGGATGGGGAGCACATCCAGATGCCGGTATTCCTACACAAAGCAATGGAACATTAGATCCTGTTCCAGTAGAAGGTTATTATAACTTTCGGGGTAATGGCTCTAATGAACGATCTATTGGGTTTTGGGGGAATGATAAACAAAGGAATATTGGTTTTTGGTTTAAAAATAATACCGGTTCTCCAATTACCGTTTT